CACCTACAGCAAATTGACCGTCATTTTTAACAGTAACGAATCCACCCTTTTTACCAACTTGATAACCCTTGACTAGTGTAAACACTTCACCAGCAACGGGGTTATTGCGATAAGAGCCAGAGAGAATACGAATTGTTGACATAGATAAATTCCTTTAATTAACTGAATAAGACTCTATTATATACCCAAAACCATTTAATGTCAATAGTTAGTGAACCCTAGATTGTACATAGCACTACGAAATGGTTCCGGGCTTGTAAGATCGGCCCAGAAATAAACCTCAGTACGGACCGTGTCGTTGCAATTGAATTCAAACATTTCATAAATTTGATCATTTGTGGACACTTCACATTGCTGGATGAATTGTGCAAGAGTAGTAATCATTTTGATTCCTTTATTAACTGAACAAGATTGTATTATACACCCAATACCATTTATTGTCAAGTATTGGGTGTATGCTGTTTTACTTTTGTGTACGCAAGAATGCAGTTTTGCTATTGTGAATGTCGTAAGACTTGTCACCAGTTTTCACTACAAATAATTTTGCAGTCCCACAACTGATGTTAGCAGGCCCGAAATAGGGTGCTTTAGTCAGTACTGGGATATGCAGGCCCTGAAAGTTTTTCTCAAACACAATGCGAGACACTTGGCCCTCGCACGTTGGCATTTTAGAAAAAACAGTGTTATCTTGTGCAATCAAAGTATTGATTTCAACTAGAGACATTTTCATAAGTACCTTTCAAGTGATTAAGAGTGTATTATATACCCGAAATCATTTAATGTCAACCGTTAAATGCCGCCGGTTGCGACCAAAAAACGCAGGTCATGTATACCAAACATGTATTCGTCAATCAGCGTAGTCTTGCCTTCCTTAACCCGATAGCGACCATAACGCTTGTTCTTCGTAGCCTTCAACACACGGCTCTTGAAAGTCAATGTAATCGTTTCACCCACTTTGGTCATTTCAACTTTCCGTAATGCATCCAACCGTGCTTCCGCATATTCTGCCTTCAAAGACTCCAGCTTAACACTGGTTGCTTTAATCTTAGCTGCGAGTGTGTCAAATTTGCTCATTTTTTGCTCTGTTTTGCGAGTTGATAAGTGTATTATATACCCAAATCCATTTAATGTCAACCGTTTAGCAACTGAGTTCAAACAAAACTGCATCACCATGGCGATTAACAACATGGACTTTTTTGCCATTAACCATGATGTAACCATTGTTGCCATCCAAATACATACCATGCGGGCAAGGCTCAATCGTCACCTCCCGAACAATCTCGCAAAAACCCCAACGCTTTGTGGGCAACTTACCTTGGAACAATCTCATGTTCTCAATGCCAGTAATCAGGATTTTTGCTTTCATAATCTACTCCATTCGTTGACTGCTTAAGAGTATATTATATACCCAAAACCATTTGTTGTCAAGCCTTGAGGATATTGACAATACGCTGATGGATCATGTCCATTTCAGACTGCTCAACATAGAAATCCGTAGTAGGATCGTAGTAGGCGCCTTCTATGTTGTCATAATACAACACCCGACCGGTGAAATTGAAGGGGCCTTCTAGACCTTTACGCGGACCATATTTGGTACGCATTTCATCCATCTGATACTTGTCTGCGACAACTTTGTAACCCATAATCAGCTCCTGTTTGTTGACTGTCTAAGTATATATTATATACCCAAAACCATTTAATGTCAAGCCTGATAGCAAGTGCCTCAATCTGTGAGGAGTAATACACTTGCAAAGATTAATGTTTTTATTTTTTAAGCAAACTCATTATGATTGTTTGACCAATTTGTGATTCAACATTGCGGACACTTTGCGAACATTGTGCCCAGGTAGCAAAGTCACCCTTGTCGTGAAAACCTTGGCACATGGGTACCATGTAACCATAGTTTGGTCGTTGAATGCCTGAAGCACAACCCGTGAGTAGTACAGTTATTAGCAAAATAATATATTTCATTTGCTTGTTCCTATTTATTGTCAGCCTCAATCAACCTTAGCAAAGTAACGATAGGGCAAGCCAACCAAATAGCACAGAAACTCGTCATCACCGTTAGAGCCTTCTGCCTCGTGGATCCAACGCATAGCCATCTCACGGTCCTTGGCACCGATCTCCATCAATTCTTTTACCCGAGATTCAAATTTCCTAGCCGCAGTCTGCTCATCTTCCCGACGCTGGCGACAATTGAGTTCTGCAATGAGGTACAGTTCCTCAAATTCCTTGTTAAAGTCTGCCTCAGTCCAGCTGGACGTATCAATGCCGCGTGGGCGAATACCGTGTGCGTCCTTGTAAATATCCCAGTACTGGGAAGCCATTTGCTCAAGAGTGCTCATTTCTTCCCAAGTAGTGAATTCAGACATATTTGCTCCGTTAATCAATCTAAGACTCTATTATATACCCAAAACCATTTAATGTCAAGTTTTGGGCATCACGTATTCAAACAAAATCCACTTTGCACGATTTAGGCATTGACGGGCATCCTCAGCCCGATTGAAATCAACATCACCGTACTCGGGATTAATCATTTCTTGGGCGTCACTCATGAGGCTAGCAGCTATCATAGCAGGACCGGAGTATTTGAAGGTGAAACTAGATTCCACAGACTCACGCATGCCTGCTTCGGTCACACCATACATGCGGACTTCACGCTTTTGTTTCTCAGTCAGACGATCATACACGGTTGCAGTCATAAAAAGCTCCTTTAGTTAACTATCTATAAAGAGTATTATACGCCCAAAACCATTTAATGTCAAGTTTTGGTAAAGTCAATTTCCCAGTTTTTTAGATGAAAATAGTTGATACCGTCTCGTTCTATATATCTAAAATGTCCCTGTAGGGGAATAGATTCTTGCTCAAAAAAGTGTTCCCAAAGATGATTCAGTTTGTTTTCAATTGGTATTTCAATTTTGTAGGCTTTGTTATCATCATCCTTTAACCAGTACTCTGAAAATTTGTTTGTTCTAAGTTTAACTACAAACTTTTTCATAGGCTTTAAGATTTTTTTACCTCCATATGCTGCTCCATATGCTTGATCTTCGGTATCTTCAAACTGTTTATTCAAATCACTGAACATTTCCTGCAACTGAATATCATAATCATAGAATTCAGGTAGACGAAATATTAATGGCATCATTTCTTCTTTGACTATTTTACAATCACCGTGAATAAAAGTATTCAAATCTTTTCTAAATTTACTTATCCTTTGTCCACGCAAAGTCATAACCATAAGTTTCTTGCTGTAGTAGTCGCGGATAATATCAGCACGGTTTCTATCTTCCTGATTAATTTCAGTGAACAAAATGTTATCAGTAAGTGTGGTTGGTCGTATAGTATTAATGATATGATTACCCGGTAGACGCAATCTATGCCAAGTAACACTTAATGCTAAAATATCCTCTGAGGTTTCAAACACTTCGTATTTTTTTACATTACCATTAGTACTACTATTACTATCCCACGTTACAGAACCACTTAAATTATTCAATCCTGAAAAAATATTACTATTCCTATTCACTCCTGAAATAACATTACCATTCAATCCTGTAATAGTATTCAAAGTAAGTCCTGGGTTACGTGAGCCCAATGTTGTGATTGTATTGTGACTTATGTTAGCCCCAGTAACGTGTAGCGATTTTAATGCGCTTTGTTGCGTTGCAAGTTGTTTTGCGTTGTTTGAATTAACCAATTGTAATATCCTCCATACCAGCCGCCCTTAAGCGAACAATGTGACCTAACATAAAATTCTTTGACTCTAATGCCTTCATGATTCCAAGAAATTGATTTCTAAGATAAGCTACTTCGTTAATCAACACTTCCATGTCAATCACTTCATCTTCACCTTCAGCGTACTTTTCAGCATCACGACTTGTCAATGCTCTATTATACGCTTCTAAATATTTTTGAAAATGTTTTCGGCGAATCTTCTTTAATTGAATATTCAAGAAATTTAATACCGCTTCTACTTCTTGTAACTGATTGAATCTGTGTTCTGTAACACCGGGAATAGCAGCAATGTTCTTTTCAACATTGCCGTATACCTTTACTTCTTTTTTTGCATTTTCTAACTCAGATTCAAAGTATTGAATAAAATCAGGTATCTCACCTAAAGTTACTGTTATGCGTGTGTACCAATTCATTTAGTCCCATTCGTCTAAATCATCTAAATCTTCATCTTCTTCGTAGTCATTTTCTTGGAAATGTTCTTTGGCGTAACCTTTTAATGCTTTAGTGATATCTTTGTCCTTGAAGGCATCTTTGATATCTTCTATCTCAAAATTATTATCAATTAAAAAATTAACAAGTGTATCTGCCGCATCATTACGTTCACTCAAATCAATGTGTTCACGTAATGCATCCCAAACTTCTGATATAACATCTAAACTCATTCTGTAACTTCCTCCTGAGGTGTTACATTACTTATCACTTTTTTAGTTTTTCCAACGTATTCTAGCATGACTTTATCTAGGATACCGTCTTTGTTTGCTTCCCATCCCTTGCGAAATGATTTAAGAATTTCACCATCTTCGGTAGTATATACTAGACTGTTACCTTCTTTTTTCAATGCACCAGACTTCTCAAACATATCAGTCAATCCACTATAAGGACTCATGCCTGTTTCGTATGGAATCTTAACTTGAATACTTTCAAAAGGTTTTGCATAGCGAGTTTTCATAATCTTACAAGCAGCACGAATACCATTTACTTCGGCAACCTTGTTACCATCTTCATCCTCTTTGAGTTTGAGTTTCTTCATGGCAACTACAATTGAACTTGCATAAACAAATCCTTGACCACCAGAGATTTTATCATCTGGATCAAACATATCTTGACTTGCATACGTATGATTAGTAGCAACCAATCCTACATTATGACTACCAAACATATTAACGCAGTTACGAACAAGTGCAGTTAGTGCTTTGGGTTTACGACCCATGTCACCTTTCATGTCACCTGCTTCAAACTGATTAACGTCAGTTGGAGTCAATAGCATACCAAGACTGTCAATAATAAATAATACTTTTGGTTTGTCTGTTTCTGGTAGTGCTTTATATGACTTCATAAATTCTGATATAGTTTTACCCACATCATCAATCATAGCCATGTTAAGTTTAAGCAATTTAGATTCATTTGTATCCACACCTAATGCGTGTAGCCATTTTTCATCTAATGCGTTTTCGCTATCAATTAAGACAACGTAGATGCCTTGTTGTTGTGCGTGTCTAACGAGGTTTCCGGAGCAGATGAAACTTTTTCCTGATCCAGATTCTCCGGCAAAGACAGTAACTTTACCAAGAGGTACGCCTTTATTAAAATCACCACTAATGAGATAGTTAAGTCCATAATTTCCTGTACTAACCCAATCAGTTGGGTCGTTATATCCTATACTAAGTCCTTCAATAGACTTAGTAATTTCTTTCCTAAATTTTGATACATCGAAGGGCTTAGCCATTGATATTCTCTCTTTCTGTTGTTATCGGTTAAGTGTACCGTTAAGATATATTCTATCATTAAACGATACTTTATCAAGTAGATCGGGACATTGATCTGCCATCCTTTCCAAATCATAATCACTTGGATAATGTCGTAATACTCCTCTTGCCCTATCTCTAACTAAACTAGGTACACGAGGTGTACGACCTGGATCACACAATTCCTCTAATAATTTTTTACCTTGTTTTAAGGCACGAAATCTTTCATCTGGTAATGTCATAGTGTTCTCCTAAGATAGGGGCCTGAGCCCCTATATAGATTAAGACTTGCTTTGTCTAGCACGAATCATTGCTAGAATGTCTTGTGCTTTGTCACTTGACGGTGCTGCTGCTGGAACAACTACAGGTGAACTTACAAAAGATGCCTCTGCTGCACTAACATCTTCTTCCCAAGCGGGTAGACTAGAAGCTGCGACTGGTGCAACTTTTGCTGCTGTAGTAGCTGGTTGTGTAGTTGAACCTGCAGGAGCGTCAACTCCCCATGGACGATAGTACTGACCCCAACGTGCTGGATCATATTGCTGACCTTCAACACTTGCTTCAAACATTTCTTTGATGATACGCAATTCAGCTTCTGAAGGCTTCTTCGGCAAGAAGTCAGCAAGATTAAATAATCCATGTGCTTCAATTGCTGCTTGTTCTGCCTCAGTCAATGCTGATTCACGGCGAGACCAATTACTAGTTGAGTAATCAGCATAACCACCTTTGCTAGTTT